AGGTCACCGGCAACAGTCACAGTGCCGCCCGCCACACCCATGTTCAGCGCTGTCGCGGCGCCGGCAAAGTTTACAGTGGTTGCCGTAGCATTCAGCAGGTTGAAGGTAGTTGCAGTTGTAGTTAGGTCGCCACCGCCGACTGCCAGGTCGCCCTGCAAAGTGAGCTCACCTGTAGAAGCAATTGTGGCTCTGAGGTTGCTGTTTGTATAGAATCGCAGGTTATTAGCCGACGAGTACATTACCGTATCACTGGCTTCAGTAGCGTGCCCAGTGCTGCGTTGAATCACTCCACCGTTTGTTGCGCTGTTAAACAGCGACAATCTGACATCAGACGATGCGCCTGTATCCGTGTTGGTCAGGCCGAAAGTGACCGTACCCGCAGTGTTGCTCCTAAAGTCAAACGGATAGCTTGGGCTTGTAGTGCCAACGCCGACGCGATTATTCGTGGAATCTACGTGCAGCGTTGTCGAATCAACCGTGAAGTTGCCCGATACGGTAGCAGCGCCAGTTACGTCGAGAGCGTTTGTAGGGGCGGTACTGCCGCCGATACGCGCGTTGCCCTTGATGATCGTATTAGCGTTGTTTAGGGTAGCCGTTCCAGTCGCGGCACCCAAGTTGAGGCTTGTTGCAGCTCCGGCAAAGTTTACTGTAGTTGCCGTTGCGTTCAGAAGGTTGAACGTCGTAGCCGTGGTGGTTACGTCACCACCCTTGACCTGAAGGTCGCCGTCCAAAACAACCGAAGCATTCTTGATCGTAGCCGTTCCTGTGGCTGCGCCCAAGCTAAGTGCTGTAGCGGCACCTGCAATGTTTACGGTAGTTGCAGTCGCATTCAGAAGGTTGAATGTAGTAGCGGTTGTCGTCAGGTCGCCGCCGTTTACGGCCAAGTCTGCCGAGATAGTCAGGTTCTGACCACTGATGGTCTGCGCTGCAGATGGGTTGGCAAGAATGATCTTGGCATTCTCGTTAGCGACCTGCGCTACGCCCAAGAGCGCACCGTGAATAGGATTAGCCGTAGACAGCTTGCGCTGCATGTGGTTAATCGCCAGATATTCTTCCACGGTTAATTCCTCAGGCTACTAGGCAACCGCACTGGTCACGCCAGTAAGCTGCGACTGCGGAGTTCCATCAACAGGATCATTGATTGAAGTATATGCAAAAGTTAGGGTAGTTGTCACCCCACCCGCGGCTATTGCAACGGAGTTAATATCTGTTTCAGTGCCGCTGTAACTAAACGTAGTTGTCTTGAGTGTTGTCGCACCATCAGAACTCTTTTCTACGATAGCAGCGATTCTGCCGTTTGCATCATAAGTAATAGCGCGCTGACGAGTGTCAGTCTGTAGGGTAATACTTTTTACCTTAAGCAGATCAGCGTCAGCATCACCAACTGTGGTGCTACCCTTGAGCGCAGTGTCACCGTCTACGGACAGTGTTCCCGCAACCGCGGTATTGCCCGAAGCGGCCGTGACAACAAACTTGTTGGTGTTGACCGTCAAGTTGCCGGCTACACCCAGCGTGCTGGACAAAGTCGTGGCACCAGTAACGCCGAGCGTGCTGGACAGCGTGGTCGCCCCGGTAACACCCAGCGTTCCGGCAATAGAAGTATTACCGGACGCAGCTGTGACAACAAACTTGTTGGTGTTGACCGTCAAGTTGCCGGTTACTGCAAGCGTGCTGGACAGCGTAGCTGCGCCCGTAACGTCCAAGGTGTTTGACAAAGTTGTCGCACCCGTAACACCGAGCGTTCCAGCAACCGTGGTATTGCCCGAGGTAGCAGTAACAATGAATTTGTTGGTGTTTACCGCAAAGTCACTAGCTACGCCAAGCGTATTAGACAGCGCGACTGCGCCGGTTACATCAAGCGTTCCGGACCAAGAACCGTTGCGGGCGTACAAATCTTTGAGTGCGACATCCAAGCTGCCGCCTGAAACCTCAGTCAGGTCATCCTCAAGTGTGTTACTGAAGTGCCAGCGAGAAGACCCCTCCAGCCAGATCAGCGAAGCTAGTGAGCGCTTTGTACCGGCCACAGCACCGCGATCTACCGCTATACCGCTGATGGCACTAGGTAGGGCCACATCGTCACCCGCAGTGACGTTGAGGTGGATGACTCGGTCCTTGACATCTAAGTTTGTGGAATTGACCGTCGTCGTCGTACCAGAAACAATCAGGTTGCCCTCAATAGTCACGTCATCCTTGAAGGTGACATCGTTGAGGAAGGCTTGGCCAAGAATACGCTCCGAGTAGACCGTACCGCTCCAATAGCCGACAACCAGTTCATTCTCAGCCTCGGTGTAGCCATTTGACTGGAGGCTTAATTCACCGCTGTCGTTGATGACCAAGTCCTTGGCCACGTTTAGAGTAAAGTCAATCTGCGTGGGGTTGGTGGGAATGGCAACGTACTTGCCGTTGATAAGACCTTGGCCCTTGGAAAGCAGCACCGATACTGTTTCCGGCACAAGTGGATTCAGTACCAGCTGCTGCCCACTGAATGGTTCGGCAATCCAGCTGCGACCACCCGTAATCGCAAAGGTTACACCAACTAAGCGGTTGTTAAGCGTACCCTCCGCGTTGATGGCGCGGGCTGTTTCATCGCGTCGGCTGTCTTCCAAATAGGCCAACATCGCATCGACCTGGTTATTGCGCAGGTTGAACAGCTCCGGACTGACACGATCACCCGACGCGTAGTCGGTGGTCAGAGTGTTATCCGGCTGGCCGTAAATCTTGCCGATCAGCTGGTTGATGGAAGCCTGCTGTACTGCCGAGTAGTTTGATACGTCGTACATGGCTTAGCTCACCGTCTTCGCTACCGACATGGTGCCATCGACATTGTAAGTGTAGTTTCTGACAACCGTGCGGGTAATAGTCTGGTTACCTACACGAGTGTTTACGAAAGTGCTGATGACATCAGTACGCTTCTTGATGGTCAGATCGGTGTTGTACTCGTAGGTAATAGTCTTTTTGGCCGAATTCGTGGCATCCAACCACTTTACAGACTTGAGACTACCGTCGGCGTTGTATTCCCACTTCTCGGTCAGGTCGTTGACATCGACATCCAAACCGATAGTCTCTACCAAAGAGAGATTGGTTGCACCGAGCTGTATGTCTTGGGGTAGTGGCGCATTGGTGAAACGACCGTCCGCGCCTACTGCAATCAACTTGTCCGACGCCCCGGATGTACCGACTGAACCATCCGCGGTGGAGATGGCACCAAACCCATCAACGGTTGGTACGTTTGGTACGATGTTGTTAGGTAACTTGCCGTCTGGACCAACGGCTACCAACTTGTTGCCCTGTGCAGTTGTCCCGATACCGGTAGCGTTCCACGCTACGGCCTCAAAGTTGTTGACCTTGGAGACCGATAGGTCGTTATTCAGTACAACCGCCATCATCGAAGCAAACAACGTCGAGAAAGCTGGCGGTGCCACCGCAAAAACGATCCTGCGGCCTTCAATGGTGTAATCTACACCACGTTCGTAGTAAACCACCTCCCCGTTCAGGAGCTTTGCCCTAATGCGCACACTGCTTACTACGGGATCCTGCGGAATGGTAAACTGCACCACCGAGCCGTTGGGACTGGGCGACAGCACGGCATTTTCAATGAACAGGCCGTCCATTGTGAAGCCCCAAGATGCAGAAATATCAAAAGGGTTGCCGGTTGGTGAGTAGTTAAGCTGGACAACGCGTTTGCCAAGGTCAACCGTGTAGTCCTGTACATCAAGCGCGATGCCGTGATCGAAGACCAGCACGCTGTCCCCGGAATCCTCCGGTAGTTGCCAGTAGCGTGTATCAAGCGGCGTAGCCCCGGGAATTCGCTCGAGCGCGGTTGGCGGCGTAATCCCGGGGCCGCCCGCGCCCCAAGCGGCCGTTACCTGGAAGCCGGCCGGCTGGTCGCTGGGCACATAGTTCAAAATGACCACGTCGCCATCTACTTGGTACTGGTCACGACGCAGCAGCAGTCCGTGATCAAAGACCAGTACATTGGTACTGTAGTCAACAGGTAATTGCCAGTAGCGCTCGTTCTTGCCAGTAATACGTGTCAAGGCCTTAGGCGACGTAATGCCTGCACCCAGCCCAGACCAAGTCAGCTGAACTACAGCAGGGGTGGCCGGTTCGTAGGCAAGGGCAAGCTGACCAGGGCGGATCGAGAACTGCGATGCCGCCAGAAAGATGCCATGATCCAGTGCCAGCATCAAACCCTTGGCAGCTTCAGGAATGACGAACTTGTTGTACGCCAACAAGTCGTTGTTGTCGGTGTAATCAGCAAGTTCTGCAAGCAGATTTGCCTGCGCATCGTCCCAGTACACGACTGCAGTGCCGTCTGTTCCCTCTGCAGCTACCTCAAGGGCAACCAAAGCGCTTGCAGCTTCGGCAGGTACGGTCAAGCCTTCAAGAACCAGCTCCTGCCAGGTGGTGATGTTGGTCATGGAGCCGGAAGCAGTTTCTTCCAAAATCAGTGCATCCGCCGCGTCATAGAAACCCACGCGCAGGGACGATACCGTACCGGCTTCGGCGCTTTCAACCTTCAACCTTACGCGGGCACTGAGACTCTGTCCTGCGACAACTGCTAAACCTTGGTAGGCTCTGTGATTCTGTGCAACCGCTTCGACTTTCAAAGACTTTCGACCATTGGCAGCAATGGTGTCGACAATACTGGAATCTGCAGAATCAGAGCCTCCGTTGTCGTCTTCGCTCCAACCGACAAGATCACCTTTTTCAAAGCCTGAGTTGAGAATGAGATTTACCGGCGCACGGTCCAGCGTTACCGGCGGTACGAGCCCCGAGCTGTTGTCCGATGCCTTAGTGGCCTGCGCAATGTTCAACAGAGTGTTGAAGTTGCGGTTGATGGTGTCCAGTCCCTCAGCCAGCAGCTGCTGCTGGTTGATCGGCTCAAGAACGCTCATGCCGACCTCCGAATCGTTGCTACAGCCTCAACAACCGAAGCCGGTAGCTCGGGGGAAGTCGCCAGCAAATCCAGAAGCTGCTTAACCAGTTCCAGAGCCTGCTCTCCCTTAGACGGACGAAAGATCCAAGCACCCGTGTTGGCACACGTGACATGATCAGGTACGACTTGATTCATGCTACACGCTCGCGACAATCACTGACAGATTACGGACCCTTGGATAAAGCGTCAGATTTGAGCTGGTCTTGAGCTCAAGCTGTACGCGGAATGACTTCGGCGGTTGATTACCTACACTGTAATCCGGATGGACCGTTTCTTCAACAGGAACACTCAAATCATAGGTATATTCCGTGTACAACGTATCCGCTACTTGCTTTACCGGAGTTCCCGTGACGGACTTGTAGGAGTATTCGGTAGAACCACTGATTGCAAGTGTGCTGGTAGCGTCTGCACCTTTGACGATGGCGGGCACGACATCGCCGGATACAAAGGCTTGGTTGTTCTTGCGGTACAAGTAGAACTTGTAGTTTGTGCTATCCAGGTCAACACGCTTGAGCAGACCAAAGGTAGTCTGCGATTCCAGCCATGCCTGCGCAGTGCTGACAAACTCTGCTAGTGTCGGGGAACCAGCCGGTGCGTACGCGGGCATCAGGTATTCGGTGCCGTCGATGACTAGCTTGAGCTTGTCGCCAACCTTGGCATTCCCCGTGATTGTAAATGCTGCGTAGGCATCGGCTGCACCAAATGGCGCAAAGAAGACCTTCACGGCATCATCGCCCGATAGGGTGTATAGCTGGAATGTCACCCGTGCATTGTTGTACGTTGGTACACCGGAGACCTTGCGTGACTTGTACACACCAGCGGTCTTGGGGTTGAACACCAACAGCTTGGCGTTGTTACGACCGATCTGCGGGCTCAGCGAGGAGCTGCCATATAGGCGAGCACGTAGCGTTACGGTCTGCGCACTCGGCGGCGTTGCCAATTTGGCGATGGCCTCGGGTTCCAGTGTACCGTCGGTGTCTACGGGAATAGCGGTTTCATTGATCTCGTTGTCAATCGTGTACGACCACTTGATGGACGTCGTTTTGGGTAGCAGCTGCTGGACACGTGGCAGTAGATAGGCCAGCTTATCTACACTGAAGTCTTCCGTGCTTACAGGGTTGAAAACAACCAAGTTCTTGTCGACATTGAACTGACACTCGCGCAGCTGTAGCACAAGGCTGGAGCTCGTTTGAACCAACCAGCTGGACCCATCCGGGCTGGTGTAGACATTGCCAGAGCCGATCGGCTTGGACGCTACCGTAGCGTTGTTCTGGTCGATCTTACCAACCACAGCCTTGCTGAGTACAAAAGCGTCGGTTGCCGATGCAACAAAACAGATGGCATAGGTAACGTTGGCCTCACACAGGATCGGGTCATAGGTGCCGTTAGCGCCGTCAAACTCGATGGCCTGCAGAATATTTGGAGTCAGCTGGTTACCAAATACCCGCTTGCGGGCCAAGATTCGATCTCCTGGTTGACCAGAAGCGTCGGTGTTGCGAACCTGCACCTCGAGCCAAGCCGAAGCAGCACCTACGGCAGAAAGACGAATGCTCAACCCACGAATGAACGTGTCCTTGGTAAAGGCGAAGGTCTGAGCAACGGGCACGTACGGACTTACGGCCAAGCTGTCGTTTACTACCGGAAGAAATGAGGTTTCGCTGATGTTTGCACCAATAAGTGTAGTAGCAACAACTGTCCCCGAAGTATCCACCAACTTGACCGTACGAGAGTTGTGCCCGCTTATGGTGGTTTCCGGCAGCGTAACAGATACACTAAAGTCACCTGAGGCGTTTGGCGTTACTGACTTGGGGTTACCGTTTTCCAGAACGGTGTAACCGTCTACAACGATGGTGTAGGACCCAGCAGGAATATTACGGCCCTTGACGTAAACTGCTTCCAAAGGAAAGTAAATGCTGCGCTGGGCCAACCACGGCACATCATTCTGCCGATGACGCCAGTAACCGCCTTCCAGCTTTGAAGGAATGCTTTCTACAGTGCGGGTATTGACGTTCAGAAATGGGAACGTTTCCGTAGTTGTTACAGGAAGAGTGTTGTGCGCAGTGTCTACCAAAAGCGTTGGCTTAGCGGTGACGCTGCTGCCTCTGATGATTTCCGTATCGGTATAAACCGTATTAGAAACCGAGGCAGATCCTGTAAGCGTGTGGTACAGCGCAATGGACTGCGCGCCGGCAAAGCAGGTAGAAAGGTTGGTGTTGACTGACAAGGCGCTGGTAAACATGTCCAGCGCGGGTGACAGTACGCCGTTGTCCGGGTCGATGCTGATAGAGATATCACCACTGATGTCACGCACGTAGGGTGCGTAGTCATCGCTCTCATTCCTGATAGCAGTGACCTCAAGAATATCCGTGTTTACGAATGGATCCGTAAGAATGCCACGTAGGTTTAAGCCGCTGGCGCTGGCCTTGGTATAAGAAAGCAACTGCAAGTTCTGAATAGCCGCGTTGTACTCGGCGCGCTCAACCCGCTTGAGCAGCTTCTGCAGGTCCTGCTGGTCCAAGCGCTGCACATCAAAGCGCTCGACTGCGATACCGGCTGCCTCTGCATTTGCCGGAATCACCAACTTGGCGATGGGCAAAACATTTTGTGGTAGTGAAGGCGCGTAAGCCGGCTTGTTGCTCTGTCCGACCTGAATGGCAATGTTATTGTCTTGGTCGATATAGACAATATCGATTCGGTCAAGCAACCACGCGTAGTTTACCGAACCGCTGTAGATATTGCTGGCGAGGCCGATGTAGTCCTTGTCCCCGTACAGCGAATCCCCAGAAGCACTGTTTAGGTCAGCCGTGTGGGCACGAGTTAGTGCACTCTTTAGGGTAAGTGTGGTGCTATTGTTGACTTCATTGATGTACACCAATTCGTCATAGCTGCTGTTTGACTGCTGCCCTGCAGTACCGTTGCTGGGGTTGCGGTTGTTTCCAAGGTACAGGCGTTGACCGACTTTGAGGCCCTCGGTGGACACTACCGTAATCTGTGTTGCTCCTACGGTGGCAGTTGCTGTCAGCTTTGTAGAGCCGACGCCAGGGTAGACATAACTGGCAGTATCTGTGCTGGCAAGCTGCAGGCTGGAAGGGTAGTTATAAGACTCCCGCGTGATGTCCAGTTGCTTGCCACCAGAGGTCAGATTGAAATCGGTACCGTAGTTGAGCAGCGCATTGTAGACCCAGACTACTTCAATGGTCCTGCCAGTCATTGCCGACGACGTACGGAAACCGCTGGAAGTGGCCGTAAAGATCACTGCCGTACGAGCGCTACCTGCCCCCAGCTCGGTAACCGAAACGATACTCAGACGAGGGCCGTAAACGGGTGGGCTGACAGGAATGTAGATTTCAAACGGGTCCGCGACGTTGACCTTGAATACATCACCAACCAGTCCCTGCTTCTTGATGACTACCGGCAGAGTCAGTTGTGACACTACCTTGATCGGGCTGTTGACCAAGCTGTAGGTCTTCTGCAGCGTCGGGGCAGCAGACTGGCCATAAGGAATGTCGGCAACGGTCAATGCCAGTGGTTCGCCCGCAACCAAGGTGACGTCAGTCTTGGTCTTGGGTGTGGTCTTCTCGGTCGTGGTGTTATAACCCACGGCACGGCCGCTGACATAGGCCCGCCCGCGGTCCACGAGAATCCGTAGTGTATTGATGTCCTTGTCTTCAACCCTCACGCGCATACCGCGGACCAAGCAATTGCCTGACAGATCGTCCGTGTAGCTGATCAGGTGGCGGTCCACTTCGGCCAATTGATCATTTGCCGAGATCCTTACATCACCATCCTGCAAAATCCAGATGTCGTAGCTGTCGCTGTACGTGTCGCGGTTTGCATCTGTCTTGACCACAGGAATGATGTCGTAAACCCAGCGGTAGGCACCGGGTGCGCCGTAGTTCTCTTCACCAATGATCTGATCGTACAGCCCTGCTTCTTCGACTTCCGTCAGCACGCGCTTGACGATACGGAAAGCAATAGTTTCCAAACCAGTTGCTGTAAAACCATCCGTCAAGCTTAGCGACATCTGCTCTGGTACACGATGGAACTGGCCCATGGCATACACACGACCAGGTACCGCGGGGTTCTGCCACTCAATGTACAGCTTGGCAGGAGTGACAGTCTTGTCTACGCGGATTTGAATACCTACGGTCTGGCCGTCACGTAGTACGTAGTCGCCAAGTTCCTTGATCTGGTCCTGCAGAATTTCCTGAACTTCGTTGAACTCCGCAACCTGATCTGCACGGCCTGGTACAGCCTGTACAAACTTCCAGCCCTGCTCCCGTCCGGTAAGCACAAAGTCCGGGTTGGTACCGGAGGGCACGGGCATCCCGATGGGATTGCCCAAAGAATCCTTGCCCTTCTGGCTGTAGCGGCTGTAAAACGGTTCGGCCACGAGTAGCTCCTAGAAGGTAAGGATCAACACCAGCGAATCCCGGCGGTTGAGTGCACGAGGAATAGGTGTGGTGTTGTAATAGTAGACCAGAATAGGGTCCTCGAGGAAGCCATGCGGAACAAGGTGCTGACCCGGAAGACCAGTAGAGGTAGCGTGCGACACTACTGCTACCTGCCGGTATGAGAACTTTGTGGGTACGCTGGTGTTGGTTACGTAGGTACCCTTGGGCAGTGCGGTTACCATAGCAGCGTCAATTGTCAACACACCGGTACCTGCATTGACGTTCGTAACGGTTACCTCTTGCCCGGCTACACCCAGCTGCAGTACGTGGCCGACTTGGTAGCCTACGACAGTGTTCAGCTGAAGCGTCGTTGCGCCAACTGCGACATTGCTGGTCAGAAACGAGTCAAAGGCTGACACTGGAGCTTCGTTATAGTCAAAGCTGGCAGTGACCAATACCCAGCGGGCGCCTTGTGCTGCGGCTTCGGTTGGCGTGACCAGACGCCACTTCTGCCCGTAGGCAGTAATGCTGCCGGCAGCATCCGGAACTACCAAGTTCAGGACGCACTTCTTTGCGACAATCGGATCGTCCAACACTGTCGCCGTAGGCGAGGGCACTGGCGGATTGTCATCAGACAGTGTGGGATCCTGCGCGGTGGGTACCCACGGGCTGCTCTTGCCCAGAACCGCATAGACGTCTTCCCGAGCTTGGAAGTCAATTGCACGCGCGACGTGACCGCCGATGGTGGTTACACCGATATATTTCGTGGTCGCCGGTAGCATCTGTTCCAGTTTCTCCGTTTGGGTCTACATGAACACCCCATACCCACCAAGTGTCCACGAATCGTCCAGTTCTGCAAGACCATTCAGGATGATGGGTGCGGGTTGGATATTAGTATGCTGCAGAAGATCAAACGGGTCCTCTACAACTACAGTATACACAGGAGTTCCAGTAAGTGCAGACTGTAACATATCCGCTTCTAGGCGATAATTTCTGGACAGGTTTTCAAAAATCAGCCCAGCTGTCACAAGAACTTGCGGTGTTGTTGTGACAAGCACCTCAATAAACTGGTCTACCTGCAACCCGGCCGGTTTTTGGACAAGAATCTCACCGTCTATCTCAGTATAAGAATCAACACTATCGGTGGTGACTTCAACACTGTTGGTGATGAAACCCAACTGCTCGTTGGTATCGGGCCAGATAGCAGAAGTAGCATCGTCACTGGCTTCTACTTGCCCTTCCATCTGCAGGGTAAAGTAACCTTTTACACCAGCCGCCAAGGACTTTAGGGCAGCGCTGTAGTAATCCTCCACGTACCTGTCGTGGACTAGGTCGGCTACACCGCCGCGGAAATACCAAGTGTCTGCACGTCGTGTACGCCCTGAGCGGGGCTTGGTGTCACTTCTGAACTTCAAGTAAGTCCAAGGTTCAAATAGAAAACTTGAAGCAGTAGAATCCAGCCTTGTAAGAATGGCTTCCATTGCCGACGGAGTAACGCGGTCTACGGTAAGTTCGCTTGAAACCCTCGTAGCGTAAGCGTCGTCAGTTTCGCCTGCTTTTCTCTTGAAGCCCAAAGCTTGGGCAATAGTATCAAGATTTGAACCCTCGGCGGATGAAAGTAGAATGTTGTACTTCTGCTGCATGACCGCCGTTGCAGCATCTCCGAGTACTACACTCCAAGCACGCAGGTGCTTACCTAGCTCCTTGTCTGCCTGCAAGCTTTCGGCAGAAAACCAAGCGGGTGCAATGGGTATCTGGCGCGCTATTGCCCTCAGAACATATTTCCTGAGGGCGCTGTTGCTGGGTCTGATCGGGTTACGGCTAAATGGTGACATTGACCGTTACCGCTGACGCTCTGAAAGCCTGGTGAGTTCCTACGGCTACATCTTCAGCCGGTGAAACGACTTTGACGTCCACAACCCCAGCAGTGTTAAACGCTACGTCTACCAGCTTGCTCACGTATAGCGGCTGACCCTGCGCATAGCCATTCAACAACGCGATGATGGCCTGCCTTACGGTTTGCTGCACCGTGGCGGGTATACTGGCTGAGTCTACGACCAAGTTGATTGTTACCGGCGCTACGACCTTGTCCAGCATGTAGAGGCGAACACCGACTCCTGCGGCTTTCCACTCGTATAACGCTTGGTCTACGGCAGTCTTGATCTCCTCAGAAACCTCAGTAGCAGCACTGTTGTCATCAACGTATACAGAGATAAACCCGGGCATTGGTGTAGCATCAAGAAGAGCAACCGATTTCAGTGACGGAATGCTTTGCAGGGCTTGTAGTACAGCTTGGTAAGTAGCTCTGGTGAGCGACTGTAGGTAGGATGCAAAGCGCGCCCTGAGCTCTGTATCTGACTCAGGATCTTGCCCGCCGACGAGACCTATCTCTGGTAAGTTCGCTCCGTTTAGCTGGTTACCGACAACAAAAGAAAACTGAGTGTTGAGGGTCGGATTTGTCGAAAGAACTACCGTACCGGCGGGCAGGTTGAAGTCTGCACCCAGAGTACCTGCCGTTACAGGAATTCGTGAGTAGGGAGCCTGCAAAGCCGTATCGCTACCAACAACCAAGAGCAGGTTTCCATAGATAAAGTTTGAACCTTCAGTCACAACACCCACGTTAGTCAGTGCTTTCGGTTGAGCAATTACGTAGCCCATTGCGGAGCTGCCCTGAGAGCGTGTCATACCAAATGAGTTCACAAGCAGATCAAGACTGTCACCCGTAGCGGTAGCAATGTTGGAATCTCGTTCCACGTCAGCAAGGCTTGCCCACAAGTCTGCAAGGGGTGCCGCAAACGAACGCACAAGGGCGCCAATTACTGTTCCAGCCCCAACGTCGGTAGAAACGGCATACGAATCTACGAGAGAGTCGCTGATTTCAGTCAAGATATCATTGACTGTCTTAGGTACGATTGCCATCTAGGACCCTCACATTAAAACCAAGCGCGCTGTTTTCCAAGTAAAGGCGTTTTAGCGCTTCACCGTCTACAGCCACCAAAATCTCAAAACCGAATACACCCTTGTTGGGATCGAGTACGTGGTAATCAACATTTTCAATTTCTAGGTTTGGTTGAGCATCCGCAACCAGGTATATCGCCTGCTTGACGCTTTCTACCCACTGGTCGTCAAGAGGTTCTGACAACTGGTAAAAAGCCTCATTGCCGTAATCTTCGGCAACAGCCTGAATGCCGCCGGCGTCTCGGCAGTAGGTTGACAGCAGATTAGCCGGGCTCATCAGCTCTCGAGCAAACCGCAGGATTACGTGGTCCGGGCCGTCAATTGCGTCAAAGTCCCGCCCGTACACAGCAAGGTCACCAGACTCACTGATGACAATATCGGTGCCAAGCTGTTTGGGATCAAGAATCAAGGCCCGTAATCCTCCACACTTAGTAAACCGCCACTACCCGGATATTTCTAGGCGTTTGGCTTATACGGAAGAGGCGCAGGAATCGGGTTTCTCTTACCCTTGGCCGGAAGGCTAGTTGCTTCGCGCTGAGGTGTTTCAGAGGGCTTTGGAGGCGTGGCAAACACGATATCCAGCGTAGGAACGTCAGCAACACTGGTTTGCTCAGGACTGGAAACCTGCGGTACCGAGGAAGGGTTCAGGTCAATTTTGCTTGAGCTGACTACAATAGCCGAACCTCCTACTCTGATCACTACCTTGTCATTGCCTATTACCTCGACGGTCTTGGCTTTTGTTGTGGCAGTATCCTTAGCCTGCAGAACAATCTTTCCCTGATCCGTAAGCTCCAATTGCGCGGCTTTTGCCGCAGCAATCTGTATCGAACCGCTTTCGGAAAGCTTGATACCTAATCTTTTGTTGTTGACGAGACTGATGCTGCCGCTATCGTCAAGAACCAATCCGCCTGCAGTATCAACTCCCAGCACAACGGTTTTCTTGTCGCCTATGGTAGTTCCCTGCTGGCCATAATACTTTGCGGTGCCGGCTGTAAGAAGCAGATTGGTGTTGGCCACTGCAGCAATATTTTCCGTACCCAGAGTCCAGCTGTGCTTTAGCTGCTGGCTCATCCACTGCCCCACAAACCCGATATCGTCGGCTTCAGTCAGGACAATATTGGCTTGCATTGTAAGCAGCTGACCCGCTAGACGCACACTAGGTGCTTCAAGGGCTACACTAGACCCTGCTTTGAACAGAGAAAATTTTGCTGCGTGTATGTAACCTTCAAACACTCTTTGAAGCTGAACACCACTAACCTTTTTGATGGTTGTTGACGCTAAGGCGTTGGTAAGATCCTTTACTCGATCGTTTACAAAGGACGCACGGGCATCAAGCGCACTGTCTGCTACCTTCAAACCTTTGATTGACTTGACCATTGCTCCCAACGTGGGGATGGTTGTGGTCAAAGTAGTCTTTATGGTCGTGTTGTGTTGGTCCAGAGCACCGTCAATGTAGCCTTGTGTCTGAGAACCTTCAGCCTTGAAGTCAACGTCGTTGGCACCTTCACCACCACCCGAAGTCGTCTCACCCCGCTGGAGGGCTCGCTGCTCATTTGCTACGGCAGTTTTGAGCTGCAGATCCTTTACTACCTCCTGCGTGGCGGTGACAGAAGGATTTACTCCTGCCTTTGCCGCACTAGTCAGATTGCCGTTGTCCACAAGAACATCAGACACACTTCGCATGTAGCCGGCCACTGCAGTCGGCTGGCTACTACCTTCCAAGTGCGCTGCCCCGTCACCCAGAATGGAACCTATGCGGGGTGAAAGGTTCTTGGGCTCCTGCTCTTGGTTTAGCAGCATAGCCGCGCGGCCCATTGCAGCAAAGCCAGCTGTGTGCAAAACTCCGTCCAAACCGGCTTTGCCCTTGAGGACGTTCTCAAGAAGGTTGGTGTTCTCTGCTTGGTCAAGCAGATCGGTGAACAAGCTAAAGCTCATCGGCCGAACACCTTCTTGCGGTAACTCATCACGCGCTCTACAACGGCTCTCAGTGTTTCATCTTCTACTAGAGAGGCGGTAGTTTGCAGCTCATCCCAGCGGGAAGCCAGCAATCTTACCAACTGCCTCTGGTTGTAGGTAAAACTTCGCCTGAGGTAGTTAGCGGCAAATCGTGTTCTGTCGCCAAACTCGGGCGCTTGGTTTCGGATTACTTGCATAAAGAACAGGAAGTCAGCACCTACCTGAGTTACTTTCTGTTGCATTAAACTGATGGTATCGTCCGGCAGGGCTTCTACATAGATGATCAGCTCTTGCATGGTTCTAAGAGCTTCAATCAACTGCTGCAGTACGGGATCGGCTGGTAGCAACAAGTCTGGCAGGAGGGGTGTCAGACTATCCAAGTCGGCCGAAGGCGATGTCATGTACTCATCCAGCAAACGTCCGTTTGCCGAACCCAAGTTATCTGCTATCTTTCCCGGAAGGGCTTGCAGGTATCCTCGACCCAAAGAAGCTGGATCATCCCCATAACCTAACTCAAGGATATTTCCTGGCATTGCCCCGGTGCCCTTGCCCTTCAAAGCAGCAAGCTTTGCTTTCAGGTCGGCTGCGGAACTGGGAGCGCTTAGTAGGCATTTGCCGCCGTTTATCGTACCGCCAGTAGCTGTAACCTTGGCCTTGCCTTGGACGCTGGCTTTGCCGTTACCAGAGAACGAACCGTTTGCAGTTCCCGTCAGCTGACCTGTGGTAGTTCCACCCAGAGTTGCAACGTTCTGCGCAGTGCCTGTGAGTGTGCCACCCTCAAGAGCTCCATCGGGACCATAAACGGGGTTGGTGATAGTGGCTCCTGCTACAGTTCCACCAGAAACTTCTGCACCAGACACCGCACCGCCCGAAAGGCTACCGGAAACCTCACCGGTAACTACCCCTGTCCCAGTTACTTCTCCTACACCATTGACCGAGCCTGTACCGGACAACCCGGAAACCGTTGCATCTTTCACCACAGCAGGGGTCTGTGTGCCGGCGGCTTCAACAGTACCGCTAAGCGAACCCGTCATTGAGCCTTCTACAAAGCCGTTGGCCTCGCCAGTGAAAGAGGCGTTGCTGGTGGCTCCTGTAAGAGTACCCTGCACACTGACATTGCCGGATGCGTTGCTGATGCCAACGTCTTGAAGCGACTGTACGGTCACGGTAGCGCCGGTAATGGAACCGTCCGGCTGTACCGTACCGCCAGCAACTTGGGCCTTGCCGATCTGAGCTGTCAGCTCTCCTGACAGTGTGCCAGAGCCACTGCCCGATATGGCACCGTTCACGGCAGCGTTTGCCACCACCCCTGCGCAGGCTCCTGTTACGTCTCCTGCCAATGTTCCCTTGACGGTACCTTGCTGTAGAGCACCGCCTTGCTCTACTGCCTTCTTCAACTCTCGTAAATTGTGTTCCTTCAGGGTAGAAGCACTGGTTGCTTCAGCACCGCGCACATTTACGGAGTTCAAGGTGTGAAGCCGCAGCATCCCGTCCATCTGAAGCCCAAGTGCAGGCTTGCCCAAACCCTGCGCCAAGAACGAGTAGGACTTGCCGAGCACGGCAGTAGCTTTTTCTGCAGAACTCAGCCCGGTTGCCAAGCTGTGCATGTCTTCGACCATGCGCACACTGTTACTGAGGTTTGCCAAGGGATCTTGAGCCACGTCCGGCCCGTTAGGCCAATCCGCTCGATTGGCCTTGTCAGTTGCCAGTTCGTGTTCAGGAACATCTGAAGAAAGCGGGTTGCGCAATCCGGTAGGCACCTGCCTTGTGCCGGTCAAACCAGACAACTGGTTCATCACACTGGCAAAACCGTTTTTCAGAGCGTCCTCGAGCTGCTCCTTGGTCTTGATCAGAGCGGTATAGGCAGACACGGCCTGACCATACATGGTCAACGCCTGTGACCCTATTGCAAGGCCTTGCCCGATGACACCTGTGATCATCTGCAGAATACCTGCATTAGGAACAAAGAAGCCGGTAAACAGCGCGGTAGTGTTCTTTACTACCTGTTGCAGAATGTCTTCGGCAACCTTTGGAGCAACCTTGGCAATATCTTTGCTGATAGCTTGTGGCTCGGAAGGAAAGCTTAGCACCGAGGTAGCCTGAGACAGCTTTTGCTCGGGCTTAAGGTCACCGATGTCGTTTTTTACCTTGTCCATCAGCGCAGTTGGCGCGGGTGGCACCAAAGCTGCTAGCTGACCGTCAGGAATCGCTGGAAGCGCTACACCGGGAATATCCAACTTTGGTTGTGGAATATTTGGAAGCCCGGGCACCGTGGGCAGAGGAAATTCGGGAAAGCCCTCTGGTGTTGGAATAGACGGTGCCGCAGGTACGACCGCCGGTACGGGATCGTCGGTAAACTCTTCTTCGGCAGAAACGCCAAAAGACGGCGCAGCGCTATAGTTATCAGTCAGTGAGTATTCAACTGTACTGATATTATCAAACTCGTCCTTGTCTTCCATTAGTACAAGTCGTCCGGCTCACTTTCACCATACCCAGCATCCTCTGCCCAGTTGGCAATTGCAAGTGCATCAGCCTGTTTTCCTACTGTATCAGAAAAACTGTTTGCGCCGTTTTCCATGGAAATAGCGGACAAACCCAAATTTGTAGACGAATTACCAAACACGTCTGACAAAGCAGTAAGATCCGAAGCAGCATCAACGTCTACAAGCGGTACGTCAGCAATAGCATTGTGTGCTAGCGCAATACCATTACCGGCTTTCATGCCTGAAACATCATCTGGCGTTACAGCAGGCCCGTCCGCGGAATTGTCGATGGCGCCAAACCTTCTGTCAGTGCGCTTACCCATTGTCAGGTCGTGATAGCCGCCATCGGTGTCGTGGAAATGTACCGAAGCGGGTGTGGTGTTGTCCCCTACGGCAAGGCCGCCTTGGTAGCCATAAGTGCCGAGTTTGAGCTTTTTGGTTTTGGGGTCAAAGAGCGACGGGTGCGTTGGGTGTGGAAAATCTGAAGAAAACACGTTTCCCAAGGACACGTAGTTCTTGGCGTTTCCATAGGACCGCGACTGGTTGTTGGTGAGTTTTACTTCGGTGCCGATCCCTGGTACGTCAATCTGGCCGGTGCCGGGTCCTACAACCCCACCTGCGGCTTTCCGCACGCTTCCCAGCACAAGTTCCCCGCCTGAGCTTGCGGACAAAACGGAAATCGTACCATCAGGGTTGTGCTTGGTTACAAAACCCGAAATGGTACCACCTGGTGAGCTGTGGTAATCATTTACAGCCTGACTCCAAGTTTGGTCGAATCCAGCGCGATCTTCCGGATTAAACATAGAGTCCTCAGTTCAACGGTTTTCCTAGAGTATCCCGCTTGACGTCTGCGTAGTCTTGATTCTTGAAGACCGCATTTCCACCGGTATTCTTTTTGATCTTCTGCGTGACGTCGTTAACGTAGATACCTTTACCGCCATTCTTGGACTTTACAGACTTCTGCACCTTGTCCTGAATTGCTTCACGATCTTCATCAGGTTCTGCAAACGCCAAACTAGTTCTAAATCCCTTGGCGGAGCCGCTAGCAGTAAATTTGTGCGTGACTGCTTCAACCCTGAAACGCTGTCCATCAAAAAGCCCGAAATTGTGCGTCCTGATGGTTGTGCCCGGTCTGATAAACGGGTTGCCCGCAATCACAGCCGTACCGGCGCGCAGGTCCTTGCCCCAAATTCGGAACATTGCGTCAATCAGCGAAATGCCGTTTTCAGGATCGGCTGCTGTCACGGTTTCGTCAAAGATGTATCGAGTGCGCTTGGTAAAGTAGCGAAACCCAAATGCTTCCTTGATTAGTTCCTTGTGGAAACGGTTGTCCGGTAAGCGGCCAACAACTTTTAGAATACCGGAGCTGGCTGCTGCAGCCGTAGACTGCCCTGCCTCCGCCTGTGGGTTCACTACAATAATTTCTGAAATGGTTCCTACGCTGGACCAGTCTACTTCTGCAGAAATAACGTTTGGCGGTTGTCCCTGCGGACCATGCTTCAAGAAAAAGAGATCGAATGGCTTGTCTGGATTTACCAGCCTTCGCTTGCGCCAGCAGATGCGCCCGGTGTTTATATCAGCGTAAAGCTCTCTTGGTTCTGCTTCTAAAGAGCCAAGGTGCTTGAGCACCTCTAATGGAAACTTATTCATGATGTTGTAGTTGCTGATTCCCTGGGCTTCATCTTTTGGTGGCGCCAGTATACGCGAAGAGACCTCAATGGCTGGGTCGGGGGTGTTGTAAGGAGGTAGCCTTAAACCGCTCTCTACTGCGCGCATCTTGCTTGTAGAGTTGGTTCTCTCGGAGTGTACTAGGTGGCCCGGTTTGCACGCTCCGTTAGAACCAGCATATATCAGCCAAGCAATAACGAGATCCTTTCGCAGGGCATCGCTGAGTAGCACCTTTGGATACCCTTTTGTCGTCAGTGCATCCTCAACCTCGCCTCTAGTAATAGGCTTGGCTCCGTTTGGTTCTTGTATTTTGTCAAATCCTGAAACTGATTGTATGCCATACCCATTTGCTGTTTGGTATGTCAGCAGTTGGCCGACAAACTTGTTATCAATCAGGAACCGCATGGAATCGCGGCAACTCACCGTAACCTTTACGCCTCGAGCACTTACCTTGACGTTGATGGTATCGATGTAGCCGAAGAACACCCTGTTCCTGCTTTTCTCAGGTACCGTATCGGTAAACAGGTTGCTTGCATAACCCATGTCTATGACAATAGGATCTTCGGGCAAAATGTACTCTTCAAGCTCCTTGTCAAACTGCAAGGAAGACTCGGAGTTGGTAAGGATCTGGCGGGTAATCGTAAACTGGGCAGTAGAACAGGCCCAGTACCTGGTCTGGGCAATCGTGCATTCCACCAGTTTCCAGCCGTGGTCCTGATCCGAACGACCGAAGAGGAGGTCCCTGCGGACCCCCTCTTCATTACTTCGGTATACCGCGGCCCAAGGTATTGAGAATGTGTTGCTCACAAGGGCAGTATACTACTATTTCTAGCGATTAGGACGACTTCTTGGTCTCGTAACCGCCAATGGTCCGGTCAGTTGTTGCAATTGCATCAGGGTTGCCACCCGTGAACGAAGCATTACTAAACTTCGTGTTGCGAATTGTTTGACCATCTTGAGCCTCCGGCGTCTGGAGGTCAGTGCTGACAGAGTAGTCACCAGGTACTGCAGCAAAGCCTTCAGCAACACCCTGCCACTGCGTTGCAACAACCTGCCGTCCAGCGGTAGCAGCAAAGTGCCAAGAGTCTACCTTGCACTGCTCAAGAACAAAACGACCGGTTACATCGCGGCGGCCGCCGGCCCCCCAATCCTGCAGGGGATCGTTCGCAATACTTTCCTCGAGCGCCGCTGCATCAACGGGGTCTGCTGAGAAGGTTACCGTGAATCGGGGGCTGCGACCAAAACGCTTATCGCGGGTGATGCGCTTGAAACCAAAGGTTTCTTGGAAAGCATTCAGGTCAAGCAGACCCTTTTCCATTACGAATGCAATCTGCATTTCACCATCAAGGTAGCGTGGGTAGCGCTGGCCGAACTCCATATAGGCTTCGGTAGCATTGCGGATGGTTACGACAATGCTGGTAAACTGCCCGAGCAGAAGCTTATTTCCGTTCTGGGCATCATGTACCCAAACGCCTACGTCATAACCCTGAATTGGGTCGGCGCCGCCGATGTTAAGAACGTTATTACCAACACTACCGGCCATCTGCGTACAACTCCTTACCCATTATCCGGACCCTCCTAAAGTAGATTAACGTTTTCTCTAGTATCTGAGCAATATTGAGACTAAGCTTCACTGGGTTTATCAGAACCCCCAGCCTTGCCTTCACCTGCACCGCTCGCGGGAGCTTCAGGGCTCTTTGCCCCCGCACCCTTTGCTTCACTTGCTTTTGAATCAGCCATTTTTGTGCCCTCTCCTCCACTACTTGGAGTATCCGCTTTGTTTGTACTACTACCAGTACTCTCTGTACCGCTGACATTTGTTGCCGGCAGTATCTTGCCAGCAGCATCTGCTGTACTACTGCTTGAGGCAACCCCTTCTAGGTTCTTGGATTCGTAAGCAACACTTGCATAAACACTGGCAGCCGCAATAGCTTCGTCTATGGCTGCAATCTGAGCCTCAATCTTTTTCTTATCGGCCGGCCCTGCAGCACGCTGCTGTTCTACCTGAAGTGCGATTTTTCTGGTATTCAGCGCAAGCTTTACTTGTTCGGCAGAGTCGATGAAAGCTTGAGACATCGCAGTAAGAGCGCCATTGCCGTTAGCTCCAGCGGGGGTAGTCCCGGGGCCTAGCTTTATGGTTCCATCCGCATTTGTAATGCTGCCCTCTTTAAGGCTGCTGGCGAGTGTAGGTGATCCTGATTGTGGTGTATCCGCTGTAGAAGCCGCATACGTACTAGCAACAAGATTCTTCTCGTATGCCACGCTTGAAAAAACCTCGGCAGAGTCCAAAGCCTTTTTTATTTCTTCAAGCTTGTACTCAATAGCTTGTTTCTTTGCCGTGTCGGTTTCACTTGCCAAGGTTGT